AGCAAAGAACACCTCAAACGGTGATGTAAAAGAATGGGAAATTATTGGATTAATAAAAAATGTTGGTGGTACGGTAACAATGGTTGGACAATCTAATACATCTTCATTTGCTGACGCTTCACTATCAACGGTAAGTTTAACTGCTTCAGCTGACAACGTTAATAAGGCCCTTAAGTTTGAAGTAACTGGGTTACCAACAATTAATGTATATTGGTATGGCAAATTGGAATATGTAAAAATAGTATATTAATTGCATATAAGGATATAGGCAAATAACAATATTAAAATGGATATAATATATTAAAAATAATAGACAACGCAATAGGGCAAGAATAGGCAAATAAAATAAAAATAAATAAGAATATAAAATGACAAAAAAAGAAATAGATATCAAAATAAACACCATTATAAAAGATTCTGGTGGTGATAATTCAATTGCTGGTATCCGCAAGTCCATTAAGGCATTAAAAAGTGAAGCCTTAAGTGTTGGTGAAGCTGGTAAAGGTTTTAAACAACTTCAAAACGCAGCAAATGATTTACAGGATAAATTAGACGATTTAGGTGATTCAGCTAAAACATTAAAAGGAACTGGAGTTGAAAAACTTACATCTTCTTTTAATTTATTAAAAGAATCTTTTGCTAGTGGTGATATTGATAAAGCAAAAATTGCTTTTAACGGACTTGGTTCTGCAATGTCAGCCATACCTATTTTTCTTTTAATAGAAGGTATAAAACTATTAATTGAAAATTTTGATAAAGTATTAGATTTTGTTGAAAATTTAGGTTCTTCAACATCTGAAAGTGAAAGAAAAATTAAAAAATTAAATAATACTTTAGAAGAAACTAAGACTTTAAATAAGACTTTAATACCAGAATTAGAAAATAGAATTAAGCTTTTAGAAGCTGAAGGTGCTTCATCTGAAAAACTTTTAAAAGCTAAAAATGATTTATTCAATGCTCAAAAAAAAGAATTAAATCTTCAAGTTCGAATTAATATTGAGAAAGCAAAAGCTATTTTACAAAATTATGACCTTCAAGAACAATATTTAATTCAAAGTGCAAATGTAGCAGAAGCTCTTGGACAAGAAAAAGAAGCTGAAAAGTATAGAAAAGCAGCTGATTTATCAAGAAAAAAAAGAGCTGAAGAATTTATTCAAGCAGCTAAAGAAGGAATTCAAGCAATTAATGATATTAATACTGAAGCTAAAGTTGAACAAATTAAATATAATAAAGAAGAAGTAAAATCAGCTAAAGATACTGCCAAAGAGAAAAGTGAAATAAAAAGTAAGGCTGAAAAAGATTCACAAGCTGAATCAAAGAAGCTACGTGACCAAGAATTATTAGAAAAAATCAAGTTTAATACAGATATTCAAGAGGCTGATGAAGAACAAGCTGAAAAAGAAAAAGAACAGTTAAATAAAATTGAGGCAGATAAAAAAGAAATTAAAGATGCAGCTGATGCTAAGGCTTTAAATGCTTCTGCATTGGCTTATAAAGAAGAAGATAAACTTTTTAAAGATTCAATAGAAGGCCAAAAGAAAACAAGAGAAGAAGAATTTAAAGAAAGAATTAATAATGTTAAACTATATACTCAAGCAATTAGTACTGCTATTCAAGAAGTTGTTGGAATATTTCAAACTGTAAGTGACCTTAGAAAACAAGAATTAGAACAAGACACTAAAGAACGTCAAGCAAAACTTGATGCTGATTTAAGTGCATTAAATGATGCAAAGGAACAAGAATTAGCCAAGGTTGGATTAACCGAAGAACAGAAGGCTGCCATTAATGCTAAGTTCGCTGAACAAGAATACCAACTTAAATTGGATGAGTATAATAGAAGTACTGATATAAAGAAGCGTGCTTTTGAACAAGATAAAAAATTGAGAATAGCTCAAACAATTATAACAACAATAACAGGTAGTGTTGCAGCATTAACAAGTGCATTAGCTTCATTACAATACCCAGCAGGTTTAATTTTAGGTTTAATCACAGCAACAGCAGTAACAGCAATTGGAGCAGCACAAGTAGCAGCAATACAAAAACAGAAGTTTGATGCTGGAACACCACCACAACCACCTAAGGCAAATATTCCAAGTACAAACGTTGGTGGCCTTAATCAGACCAATCAACCAGAATTAAAAAAGATAGGAAGAACAGACCCAAATATTGATGTCATGGTTAATGCTAATAGCAATGTGCAAAAGGTGTATGTAACCTCATCTGATGTTGATAATGCGATAAATAAAGACAATGTAATAAAAAGAAGAAGTAGCTTTTAAAAAAACATCGGCAGTATAATAGATCTCTGACCTGGTTTTTATGATCTAATTATTAGATCCAGTTATTAGATATCTATAATCTTTATGATCTAGATATTATGATCTATATTTTTCTGATCAATAAATAGATCAAAAGAGAGAGGAGGGATCTATTATACTGCCGATGTTTTTTAATATATTATTAGATCTAGATATTAGATATAACTATAATCTATATTTTTCTGATCAATAATGCGATAAATAAAAACAATGTAATAAAAAGAAGAAGTAGCTTTTAAAAAAAAATAAATATTTATAATAAAAGGAAAAAAATGAGAAAAGAAAAATTTGATAAAAAAGAAATTGAAATTGCTGAAACAGTTAAAGATATTTCATTAATAAAATTAATTAACTTTGTTAATACAAATAAAAAAAATAACGGATTAACGGACTTTAAAGTTAGTATGGCTGTACTGTTAACTTCACTAACTGAAGAAGAGATAGAGGATGCACCATATGAAGAAGTGAAAGAATTATTAACATCAATTGATAACAATATATTAAATTTTGAAGATGATTTCGTTAGCGAATACAAGGTTGGTGATGAGGTTTATACTGCCAATTTAAAAGATGGTAAGCCAACATTAAAAATGAGAGATTTGAGACTCATCGAGGAATTGGTTAAAACTTATGACACCAATTACGTTCTTTATATTCCTTCAATATTCTTTAGAAAAGACCATTCAATTCCATTAACAATTGATGAGGTAACTTCTAATAAAGAAATGTTTACAAATATAACTACAGATATAATAGCTCCATATATATTCTATATTTCAAATTTAATAAATGAAAAAGGTAATTAATTGGGATGATATAACGCTTGAACAATTTATAGAAGTTCAAACGTTGGAGAAAGACAATGATTATAGTTTTAATTTAATTTCAATTGTGTATGACATTTCAATTGAGGAAATTGAAGATTTATCAATTGAAGAATTCAATGAGTTATTAAATAATTTATCTTTTTTTAAAAAATTACCAACCAAACCAAAATCAATAATTAAAATTGATGACGTAGAATTACATCTAATTGATGATATAACCAAATACACACTTGGCGAATGGATTGATATTGAAAATCTTTTACAAGAAGATATTGTTGGTAATTTACCAAAGTTATGCAGTATTTTATATCGCAAATTAATTAAGGGTGATTCATTCCAACCTGATGAATTTGAACCTTATGGTAATTATATACAACATCGTAGTAAGTTGTTTTTAAATTTAAGTATTGCTGATGTATATGGTATAGTTCCAATGATGATTAATCATAAAAGTATTATAACTACAAACTATGACGGTTTATTTAATGACGTTGAAGAAAAATGGATTGAAGAAGATAATGAAACTCCTCAAGAGAAATTTGAAAGAAGAAAAAATGAACGGGTTGAAAAATATAATCAAAAATGGGGCTGGGATAGGGTTATTTATAAATTAACTGATGGTGATATTACAAAATTTGAAGAAATATATAAACTACCTTTAATAATGGTGTTAAACTTTATGAGTATGCAAAGTGAGTTAAAATTAGTAAAATAAACAAAATAAAAATAAAAATAATTTATCATTATATG